AAGTCATAAAGGCTTATTTCTTAAACTACAAAAACGTGTAGCCAATACATTTGGCTTTGACCCAAAGGAACTATAAATGTTTAGTATTATCTCAGGAATTTTAGGCTTTGCTACTTCAGGTTTGCCATCACTACTTGGCTTCTTCCAGCAAAAGGGTGACCAAAAACATGAACGTGAAATGGCTCAATTACAAAACCAACAAGCATTGCTTATGGCAGAAAAAGGCTTTGTATCACAAGAAAAAATAGCTGCTATTGAATTAGAAGGAACGTACGCAGAAACGTACGCACAAGAACGTGAAGCATTATACACACATGATGCTAAACTTGTTGCTGAAGCAGCACCTTGGGTAAAGACTCTTAATGCCTCTGTAAGACCTATTGTAGCGTTTACATTTGTAGGCTTATTAGTATTTGTAGATGTAGCAGGTCTTGTATGGGCAGTTAAGTCTACAGGTGGCTTTACTCCTGAAGCAATGGATGCAGTATTCTCTAGTGATGAGATGAGCATAGTAGCGTCAATTATTGGCTTTTACTTTGGTTCTCGCACTTGGGAGAAAAAACGTGAAAGCGTCTAAAGAAGTAATTAAATTAATTAAACACCATGAAGGCGTTAGAAATAAACCTTATAAATGTCCTGCTGGGTTGTGGACTGTGGGCGTTGGTCATCTTATCGGTGATGGTAAAACGTTACCAGAAGCGTGGAATAAAACATTTACTAATGAGGAAATAGATGCAATTCTTAAACGAGACCTCAACCGTTTTGAGTTGGGAGTACATAAGATGTTACCTAACGTGCTTCTTAGACAACATGAATTTGACGCTATTATTAGTTTTTGCTTCAATTTGGGCCTTGGATGCTTTCAGCGCTCAACCATCCGTCAAGCGTTGTTACGTGGCGATAAAGAAGCGGCTATGGAGTCGTTAGTCAAATATTGTAGAGCCGGAGGGAAAGTGCTTAAGGGCCTTCAAAATAGGCGCTTAGATGAGCGTAAATTATTTTTAGGTGTATAATAAGCAAAACAACACCTAGGAGTTTTTATGGCAAAATATAAGTCAGTATTAGTAATATCTGACATGCACGTCCCTTATCACCATCCGGACGCATTCGCATTTTTAAAAGCATTAAAAACACAATTTAAATTTGATCATATAGTAAACATAGGTGATGAACTAGATCATCATGCTATATCAATGCACGAACATAACCCAGACTTATATTCTGCTGGACATGAATTAGAACAGTCTAAAAAATACATAAAAGAATTAGAAAAAATATTTCCTCAAATGACTATAGTTCATAGTAACCATAGTTCATTAGTATATAGACGTGCATTAAAACATGGAATGCCAAGAGGATACCTTAAAGACTATAATGACTTTTTAGGGGTAGGAAAAGGCTGGAATTGGGTGGATGACCACACAATAACTTTAAGTGATAACTCTAGGTGTTTTTTTACTCACGGTCTATCTGCAGACGTTTTAAAAGTAGCCCAGCAGTATGGAATGAATACAGTCCAGGGCCATTATCATACAAAATTCAGTATTGGATATTACAGTAACCCAGATGCGCTTATTTGGGGTATGCAAGTGGGTTGTTTAATACATCAAAAGTCTATGGCATTTGACTACGCTAAAAACTTTAAAAGCAGGTTTATTGTAGGATGCGGTGTAATTATAAACGGACAACCTAAATTAATGCCTATGGTTCTTAACACAAACGGTAGGTGGATCGGAAAAATAGCATAGAAAGGTTTATCATGCAAATTCAGCCATTAATTGATCAGTTAGTAGGAGATAAAATTGTAGAGGCTGAAGCGTATTTTGATGAGAGTGTACTTGCTTTAACATTCGAGTCAGGTCTTTATGTAGAAATTACAGTTGACTCTGTACACTACGAACTTCCAGAATTAGATGACTAAAGGATAGAATTATGAAAGTAATACGTGGACTTGTTGTGGATGACAATGGAAAGCCATTGCCAAACGTACCACAGCTCACTAAAAAAGATATTAAAGAGATGGCTCAACTTGCTGCATCTGGAGCATCTATGGCATATCCTCCTATTGGTATTCCGTTAGGTGCTTATGAAGCATATCAAGGTTATGCTAACCAAGACCCTATCCAGGGTTTATTAGGCGGTCTAACGGCTGCTGGTGGCGTTGCAGGGACTATTGCTAAAGCTCCAGGAGCTGCATTAAAATATGCAGAAGGCCAACGTAAACTTTCACCAGTTAATATTAATATTGAAGCTACATCACCTAGTATTCTACAAAAAGCAAGTGAAACAGGATCAGGCCGTGCATTATCAGACTTAAGATATAGTACTGCTCAACAAGGTGCTGCAGGTAAAGGTATGGAATATGCAAATATTCCTCCATCTAAAGTACAAGGCGTATGGGTAGATCCAGCAAGTAACGTAGAAGAGTTTAATAGAGTATATAGTCAAAACTTAGGCCCTATTAATAGAATGAATATTCAGAAGTCTGGACCATTATCAGGATACGCTCAGTCTATGGGCGGTGACTTGGGCCAATGGGGAGTAGGCGCTACACGTTTTACTAAAATACCTATGAATTTAAATAAAGATGCTGCTAACGGTGTTTTATTTGAAAACGTATCATCTAAACAAATTATTGATGCTGGTAAAAAACTTAACCCTAAAGGTGGCGTAGTATCAGCAACGCCTAACGGTGGTATGTTAGTATTTGACCCTAATGGTGCTATGACTGCTAAACAATTAGTAGGTGAGTTAAAAGGCGTAGCTAAGAGTCCTAAATACGGACTCCTAGACTCTGCCTATTTTGATACTAGCGCTGCTGGTCAGGGAGCTTATATGAACCCTGTTGATGAGCTACTTCGTCTAAGAGGCTTTTAAGTTTTTTAGGATCAAACTCGTAGTCCTCATAAAAGTTATTTAAAGCATAAGATATAAATGCACCTTTAGCAGCAGCTACTGCCGGATAATGAGCCTTGATATAAGGCTCACTACCATGCAATACATTTACATGTAATTCATCTAATGCTTCACAATAACACCACTCTATAAACTTGCATGCCACTTCAATATACTTTGGCACTCTGTGAGTTTTGTAATGATCTATTTGATGATCACTTAAACCTAACCAGTCTATCAAGTCTTCCTCATCAAGATCCATTCTTTGCTGCCATTCATGGAAGTTAAAGTGTGTCATCTTCCTCCTCCTCAACTTCATCTGGGTTATCATACTTCCAGTCTTCAATTAAATGCTCTGCAATTTCATAAAAGTTTGCTTGTCTTATAAATGCTCCAGCATAGTCTTTAGCTAAACCATCTGGCACATCAATAAATATTACTTCTTCTACATAGTCTTCTAATTGTTTAGATAAGTCGTATGGATCTTTAGAGTAGTCAGATATATCAAAATAGTCAAATATCTCTAAATTAATTCTCCAAGTTTCATAATTAGACCATCCATTATATTTGTTATCTGTAGTCATTATGCAGCCTCCTTTACAGATACTTTAGGTCCATCAAATATAAATTTTGGTGCGCCTGTAATAGATGACTCAACTCTTAATGGTGAGATAACGCCAACACAGTCAGGATAGTCAAGGTCAACTAATGCTGGTTTAAGACCATTTTGGCTTAATGATGCCTTAGCATTTTTAACTCCAGATAGATACTCTGCGGCCTTGTTAAAGTCATTAAGATATGTAAAGTCATAATTACCAGGTTCATTAGATACTGACTCAGGAAATACTCTTCTGAAGTCAGGATACTTACCTTCTATTGGACGTGCCTCTAACCTAACAACATCATTAAAAATGTGTATCTTCTTAACTACATTGTTTTCAACTTCTAATGATATGCTAGCTGCACCTAATGTTGACTTAACTTTAAGTAAGGCATCAATAGTCTCAATAGGAATAACTACTCCTAATGTATCTCTACCGTGCTGTACTTCGTTATGATAGACTGCTGTACTTAATAGTCGGTGACCATCAGTTGCAACAAAGATAGTGTTATATTTATTAAACTCAACGTAAACACCATTAAGGTAATATCTTACGTCTTTTTTAGCCACAAAAAGTTTAAGTGCTTTTAAATGGCCAAGTTGTACTAATACTTCATATTTAAACGTTGTCATCCTGTTCTCCTTTAGCAAAATTTCTTGATCGCCTGCAAGTAGATATAAATTAGCGATATGTGTATGCTATATATTTGCTAGCATGATGTCAACACTTTTTTGTAAATATTTTTAATTATTTTATAAGTCATTGTTTTAATTGAGTTTCCACCATGTATTTAAATAGCTTTTTAATGCTTCTGGGCCTCTATCTATATAAATAAGTTTGCTTTGAGTTACTTGATAAAAATTATTTACTTCAGTTCTGTGATCATCACTATGGCCATATATAACTAATACGGTAAAGTTTTCTTGAGCAGCTAAGCCTTTTAATACTATCTTTTGACCTAATGACATAGGCTCATTTTCATGTTTCCATTCAGCTACTAAAAATTTTCTACCGTCTTTACATACGACCATATCTAGGTTTGTAGGCAATATATTTTTACCTGGTATCATTCCAGATAAAAAGCCAAAGTCTATAAACTTGGCATTACTATTGCGCATACCTAACGTCATACGCAGATGATCATATCCTTAGATACCGTGCAAACAGTTACAGTACCGTCTGGAGCAATAATAGTTTGACCAAAAGACTTTTCAGTCCAAATAATAGCTAATGCAGCTAATATAGTTACTATTATCCAATATGTTTTACTCATCATCAAACCTTTGTAATTGAGCTTCAATTTCAGGTGGGTTTACAACTTCTTGATCCCTTAAAACTGAAATAAGTTTATTTTTGAACCATTCAGACTTTGCTAAGTCTTCTTCTACATTACCTTTAAATGGGTAACGTAAGTCATATTTCATCTTACTACCTTTAAGGTATCCAACAAACTCTTCTTTAGTTAAACGACTTTGAATAATATCTATGGTCTCTAACCCTCCGATATTATAATGTCTAGGGTGGTTTACGTTATCTGACATACTGCCTCCTATAAATAAAACAACATTGATGACTTCTTACGTGCCTTTATCAAAGACTGTTTATTAGTCAATGGTAATGGCAATTTAACAAGGCCCTGATCTTCTAACATCTTGGCCCTATATCTGGTAATGTGGCATTCATGATATATTTGTTTTCTTATAGCTCCAGGATGAGCTTCCATATATGCCTTTATATCTTCGGCTTTTTTTCTATCGTCTAATACTGTATACATCATAACCTCGTTTGCTCAAAACATTCTAAATGACTTTTAGCAAATATATTAGGTCTTATTTCTTCGTATAATTCACCTTGAATACATTTTAAATTCATGTGGTATTTTTTTGTAGTGCTGTTATATGTCATAACTGACCATGTAATTAAAGCTCCAATAATAGCGCCTACAAGTAAATAACCATTGCCTTCGTATTTAGAGACCATTATTCGCCTCCACTAAACGCTTTGAGTCGTACTTATTCATTGCTTTATACTCTTCAAATTTATCGCCTCTAAACAATGGCGTTATTTTTATATGATGAGTTGACCCTTTTAAGTCATTAAGATATGAAAGCTCTTTTGGATGAAAAGACCAAAGATGTGACTTTAATAGATCACCTGATCTTATATCAAATTCTTCATACAGCCATGCTACTGGTTCTTTTTTCATAATGACCTCAATAAAATATGTGGTTACCTATTGCCACTTTAATTGGTTTATTATTGGCCCATGTAGGTTTAATATCTTTTCTATGAAAATATACTGCTCCTTTTGTGGGATCTTTTACTTTTTTATGAAGCACATTATACGCCATGTTTAAATAAGGTTGCAACTGAAATTTTGATGCTAGCTCAACATTCCCTATAAAAGAAAATTGTTTTGGTTTATGTAGCTCGTTACATACGTTTTTAGTACTTTGCGCTCTATTAAGCAATACGTACATGACGGCCGTTTGACCAGAAGTAGGCTCACCTCGGCTTTCATGGTAAGCTGCCAGGGCCAGGCAAAATGCTGCTGTTTCTATTCCCATTATGAGTCTCCTTTTAAAGCATAATACTCATCATGACCAAACTTATGAATGAGCATATTTTCTATATGGTGTCTATCATATCCGGATAATATAAGACATATATCAGCTACAGGGTTTTTTTCCTTCATAAGCCAATTGTAAGACACCTTCCTACTATGCGTATTAGTACCGCATATCTCTGTTATGGCCTGGATCATTACGGCCATTAATAATTTACCTTCCGGTGTTAATATAAGTTCTGATCTAAGTGACTCTTTTACCTCTATCATTTGCTTACTTTCTTTTAATGTTTTTACTGATAGCGAAAACTCACTTTATAGCCGATAATGAAATAGCAATATTGCATTAATATATTAAAGGACATTATCATGTGGACAACTCCAGCAGTTACTGAAATGCGTTTTGGTTTCGAAGTCACAATGTATGTAATGAATAAGTAATTAAATAGGGGAGGTAAAACTCCCCTTTTTTATTAAAATGGCACATCAGAATTGTCATCTGCACCTTCAACAGCCGGACCACTTGGAACATACTCACCTTTAGGAGCTATTTTACCTGTATAAAGTGGTTTTTTAGATCCCTCTTCAACTTCATTCTTAAATACTGCAGCAGTATATTCTTTACCTTCTACATTAATGTTAAATGAAATATACTTACTTCCTGTTTTACTATCACGTAACCATCCAGCAATTCTATTACTATTATCATACTCAGCCATACTTTACTCCTTATTAAAAATTGGTTTCTTAGTCCAGCGTTTAGGCTCTATATCATCTTCAACATATTTCATAAACTCTAGCGCTAATGGCGTATACCATTCAAGCCATGACTTACTTCTATTTACTACTTGTATCTTTGTTTCATTAGGCGTCCATATATAGAAATACGCATGTGGTGCTTTACATACTTCCATTTGCATTTGCATTTGAAAGTAATAACGTTCAGGTATTTCTTTATAAACTTGTTGCGTATAAGGACACTTTATTTCAATAACATTTCCTTGATAGTACCCATCAGCACTTGCACCAAATGGTAATTTATCATGTAAAACAAACTTATTACCAGGCTCTACAATGTCATCAAACTCTTTTTCTAATGAAGACAATGCAATAGGTTCATGAATATTGCCATACTCAGTCATTTCATTACCTTCAAATGGAGGCTCACGTAAAGTCATTTGACGCCATAATTTTTGTCTCTCATATACAGCCGACCAAGCAACACTAGCTGTAATTACGTTATGACGCCTGTTATCACTTAAATGACTCATGCAGACTTCTTGAGTTCGTTAGCAAATTCACGTACTTTTTCTTGAAGTTCTGGGCCTAATGCAAAGAATGCTTTTTTAAGTTCGCCTTTAGCATTAGCTTCAGTTAGTAAGTCTTTAGCGTCGTTAATTTTGCTTTCAGTAATTACTTCTGCTTCAGCCTCTATTGGTTTAGCAGAGTCAATAGAGTCGTGTTCAACTATCTCAAACGCATTTGTCCAAAGATACCTCCTCAAATAGGTCTGCACCGCTCCCAAATTTTGTACTTCATGACAACCTTTTAAAGCTGCTGAAGACATAGGACATTTAAACTCTATAAATTGGGCTGGATCTTCAACGTCAGTAATACTTAAAATTGCTATGTCAGTATAAAAAGTAACATGGCCACAAAGCCCTAGTTCATTACATATATTCTGAATTGTAGGTAAAAAGTCACCTAACTCAAAGTATCTATACCCAGCAAATTTATTAAGGCCTGACTTTTTAAGATCAGTATTTTGTAGCTTAATACGTGCTTCCTGCAATTTTTTAAAGACTGTCATTTTTATTCTCCTGTAACTGTTTTAATTGTAATTCTCTAATGTAATGTTCTTTTTGATCTGCTTTATTATTTGACTCACGTAGATCTTCATTCATTAGTTGCAACTGTTCAATAATTTTTTCTAACTCGTCCATAATAACCCTCCGTAAATTAATATGAGCAATAACACTACCACAATAAACCTATTTAATGCAACATCTTCATCTTCAAAAGTTTCATCATGCTTATAGTCAACGCCATAACGCTCCCTATAAGTCCTGGGAGTTTTAAAGTCCCATTGGTTGTACCAGGTATAGTGTTTGTCTTTATTCCATCCCCAGTTATCCATCATGCTTCTCCTGCTGATCTAATTGATATTGCTCTTCAAGTTCTTTTTGTCTCCAGAACTCTTGTTGATCTAAATACTCATCATAGTCTAACCATCTTTCGTCCATTATTCACCTCCCTTGATATTTTGAATATCATTTTCAAAGTCAGCAAATATTTCATCTATTGTTAAAGTTCTATGAGGACCAGTTCCATTAAAAAAGTTTTCAAATACATTTGGGTTGTTATTTGCCCATTCACCACATTTAGGTATTGGTTTTAAGTTAGGTAATTTTTTATTTGTATCCATTATTCTCTCCTAGTTAATAAAGACTACAAAACGAATATTGATCTAATTAAAAATAGAAGTCAAGCATTTTAGCAAAATATTTTTGTTGCTCTATTTTTTTGCTAGCAGTATACTACCGCTCTATGGATGATACAGTTGAATTTTGTAGGAAAGGACGTGTATTATACCATATTTCAATGTGTTACGCTTAAGGAGAGTTTATGAAAATAAGAAACTGGAGTAAATATCAGCATTACCATGACAGATGTCCGCCATGGATAAAAGTACATAGATCGTTATTAGATGACTTTGAATGGCATAATTTAGATCCATTATCCGCAAAAATGCTTATTAATTTATGGTTGTTGGCCGCAGAGGATATTGATGGTAATTTACCATCTGTAGATACTATGGCTTTTAGACTTAGAATTGAAAAGCCTTTATTAGTCAAATGCTTATCTTCACTCACACCATGGTTAGAAGAGCTAGATAGCAACGTGCTAGCAAACATGGAGCAAAGTGGGGGTACAGAGACAGAGACAGAGACAGAGACAGATCCTGTGGAGCAAGTTTCTATAGAAGAAACTTTTGATAGGTTTTGGAAGTTATATCCGTCTATAAGAAAAGTAGCTAAACAAAAATGTTTTGATCGCTGGAAAGCTAAAAAGTATTATAAGATAGCTGATCAAATTATAGGTCATGTAGAAGCAATGAAACAAAGCAAGCAATGGAAGGATGGTTTCTCGCCAGCTCCAATCACTTACATTCAGCAAATGCGTTGGTTAGATGACGTACAAGTTGAACGTAAACCATGGGAAGGTGGAATATGAACATCAATGATGCAATTAATAAACTTACAGTCAGTCAACAAGAAGTAAATAACTTTTACAACGGAGAAACTTATGGTAACGAATTTAAAATTAAGAGTGCAGATATTTTTACTGATGACCTTATTAAATACTACTCTACTGAGGTACATGCTGGTAAGACGCTTCCGTGGACTAAAACGCATGATAAGTTCCATGTTAGGGGTGGGGAAGTAAGTTTGGTTACTGGCCCTAGCGGCCATGGCAAGTCAATGTGGCTTTCACAAGTCATATTACATCTTATGAAAACATCAATATGTTTGGTAAGTAGCCTAGAAATGAGGCCGGTACTCACTATGGCACGCATGTTGGCCCAGGCTTTAGGATCACAAGAGCCTACAGACGAATATATTACTCGCTTCTGTGAGCGTGCAGCTAATAAGCTATACATTTATGATCAGACTGGAGTCACTACATCTGAAGATATGATAGCGACATTATATTGGGGTAAGCATGTCCTCGGAGCGGAGGTCTTTGTGATTGACTCATTAATGAAGATGGCTGATATAGCGGAAGATAATTACAACTCTCAAAAACTTTTTGCTGATCGTCTTGCTGTGGTGTGTAGAGATCTCAACATACATATTTTTTTAGTAGCACATACTAGAAAACTATCAGATGAAGAGCAAATACCTGACGCTACGGACATTATGGGCAGCTCGCATCTGCGTAACCTTTCAGATAATATTTTATGTTGCTGGCGCAACCGATATAAGCAGCGTTTGCAGGAAGAAGGTAAAACGCCTGAGGCTGACTTAAGAATTATTCCGGATGCAAAGATATTCGTCCAGAAGCAGCGTAATTTTCAGTTTGAGGGATCATTCAATTTCTGGTATGATCCAAAAGGCTTACGTTATAAGGAGAGTCCATGAAAACAGCAAATGAGTTCTTAAAAGAAATGCAAAAGGTATTTGGTGATGTTGAATATAGAGCTACATCTAATGAAGGTACAGTATTTAAAAGCAAAGGATGGGATAACAAATATGGCAAAGAGAATGACAGTAAACGAAGTGAATTTCCAAGAGTTTATGGATATGGTCAAAAGCGAAATTAAAACTAATGGCCATGTTGATATTAAATTAACTGACGGTGGTAAGAAATTAAGAAGTAACTCACAGAATGATAAGTATTGGGCCATGTTAAAAGAGTTAGGTGACTATCTCGGATACCATGACTATGAACTTCATGAGTTATTAACGTTTCAAAACCTTGCTGAAACTAAACTTGTAGCTGGACGTCCTGTCACACATGTTCGGTCTACAACGGATCTTGATACATACGAATTTTCTGACTACCTTGAAAAAGTTAGACGGTTCGGAATTGAATACGGTTTTAGGTTTCCAAGTGATATATCGCAACACTAAGTTATTAAAACTTTTAAGAGAGATCCCATGTCAGTCATGCGGTGCAAGTGACGGTACTGTTGTGGCTGCCCATAGAAACGAGGGTAAGGGCATGGGTCTTAAAAATTCGGATGCGCTTACCTGTAGTCTATGTTATCATTGTCATTATGAATTAGATGCTGGTAACAAACTTACCAAGGATCAAAAGCGTGATATGTGGAATAGAGCTTATGTAAATACTATGCAGTATTTATGGGAACATGAAATGATAGGAATTAAATAATGGGAAAAGGATCAGCACCAAGGCCATATAGTGTAGACCAGGATACTTTTAGTAATAACTGGGATAGCATTTTTAAACGTAAACCACACGAAGGACAATTTGATGGCAGGGAAGTCACCGACACAGCTAACACTAGCGAAGCTCCAGAAGGAAAATTACCCATTAGTTCAGGTAGTGGAGAAATGGAATAGCTGGGGGAGAGTTCGTGTAGACCTATTTGGCTGCATTGACGTCCTTGCAATATCTGAAGATGGAAATACTGTTGCTATTCAAACCACAAGTTTGAGCAACGTCAGCGCTAGAATTAAAAAAATAAAAGACAGCAATGCAATTGGCCACATTAGAAAAGCTGGATGGACCGTATTGGTCCACGGATGGTATAAAAAAAATAATAGGTGGCAAGTAAGAGAAGTGGATGTGTCATGAAAGTAACAGCTATTCAAACAAAAGCATATCGCATGAAGGATATGTTGTTAGATGTAATAGATGAAGATGAAATTATTACATGTAAAGAAATAGCTAGGCGTTTAGGGTTAAAGTTTAATGATATTAAATTTGTAGTAATTAAACTTGTTGAATGGGAACTATTGTGTGAGAAAAGAGGAGGAAAATACCTTTTTTATCACAAGCCAAAAAAACATTATCTCCAGGAACTCTATCATCCAATGCCAAATTTTAAAATTTTAAGTGTTTATAAACATACAGCAGATCAAGACAAACATAATTTACGTAACCCATATAGAGGTATTCAGTCTTTTAATGCTAGCATCCTAGGAATACAACATGATCCGTATTGATAGACTTATGCAAATACTTGATGACTGGGCCTTATGGATGAAGTCGGATAACCATAAGCTGGGTTATCCATCTAAGTCAATTGGCCTCTCTTCTGGCGGAGAGTCAACGGTAGACTCTTTTGACGAGATGATAAATGTCCAAGACCTTTCTAACGTTCATGTAGTCGACTCGGTCATTCATAGTTTACCTGGTGAACAACAGGATGCCATATACCATAAATACCTGCATTCTAAAAAACCAATAGCATTTGAATATAAACTTGAATTAGCTATGGATAACCTTTTGACCATAGTATCAAAAAGAATTAATGCCTGACACCTTGACAAAACGCATTTCCGTGGTAAAATATCACGCAATGGGATAATTACGCCCATAAACTCCGTAACTCTCCTTAAACCCTATCTTAACCGGTAGGGTTTTTTATTTTATGCGTCCCAAAATTTGCAGTACATGCGGCCAGCCGTATGATGACACCGGCTATGAACAATGTCCAGAGTGTCAATATGATCACACGTTTATAAGGATACCTAATGAAGAAGCCAACCACAGCAGCAGGAAAGACAAAGAAAGTGTCAAAAGTCATGAAAGAGTGGAAGGCAGGAACGCTTCACTCAGGAAAAAAAGGTCCAGTAGTTAAGTCAAAAAAACAAGCCGTAGCTATCGCACTTAGCGAAGCTGGTATGTCTAAAAAGAAAGGTAAATAATTATGCCAATGGTCGGAATGAAAAAGTTTGCTTACACAGAAAAAGGTAAGAAAGAAGCTAAAGAATACGCAAAGAAAACAGGTAAAGCTATGGCAGCTAAGCCTATGAAAAAGGCAGCTAAACGTGGCAAATAAGCCAGGCTTGTACAGTAATATTGCAAATAAACGTGCAAGAATCAAGGCAGGCTCAGGTGAGAAGATGCGTAAGGTAGGTTCTAAAGGTGCACCTACTGCTATGGCATTTAAACAATCAGCAAAGACAGCTAAGAAAAAGAAATGATCAAAAAAGGTAAAGAAACATTTTCAGGTTACAATAAACCTAAGAAAACACCTGGTCATCCTACCAAGTCACATGCTGTATTGGCTAAAGAGGGTGACACAGAGAAACTTATACGCTTTGGACAAAAAGGTGTAAGTGGTGACAAAACAAATACAGATAGAGCAAAGTCATTTAAAGCAAGGCACGCAAAGAACATTGCCAAAGGAAAAATGTCCGCAGCATATTGGGCTAACAAAGTTAAGTGGTAAAACTAGATATATATGTAGGATATGATGGCAAGGTAGAACCAATTGCTTATCATAACTTTTGCCAGTCAGTTATAGAAAAGTCATCTATACCGGTAAGTTTTACACCATTAGCACTAAACACTTTAAAAGACTACGAAGAAACACATAAAGACGGTAGTAACGCATTCATCTATTCACGTTTTCTAGTGCCATATTTAAATAACTTTAAAGGTATCGCACTATTTGTAGATGGTGACATGACCTGTCGCACAGATATTGCACAGATACTAGCTAACTTTGATAATGACGAAGCAGTCAAAGTTGTTAAGCACAGTTATAAAACAAAGCATCCTGTAAAGTATTTAGGTGCAAAGAACGAAGACTATCCTAAAAAGAATTGGTCAAGCGTTATGTTATGGAACTGTTCACATTGGCTAAACAAACAATTAACACCTAAGTTTGTACAAGAGCAAACTGGAAAGTATCTTCATAGGTTCGAGTGGTTAAAATACCCTGAAGAGCAAGTAGGTAAGCTAGACGAAACATGGAACTGGCTAGAAACAGAATACGAATATAACGAGGATGCCAAGTTAGTGCATCACACATTAGGCACACCATGCTTTAAAGACTATCAGAATACAGACTATAGTCAAGAATGGTGGGAAACTTATCAACGGATGATATATCCACTTAAAGGTAAAAACAGGGAAAGCGAGCTATAACATGGCAGATCTAGCTAAACAATTAAAACAATTAAATGACGCCCAAAGACTAAGAGAATTGGCTCAACAATATGGGTATGGTCAAATATCAAACCAAGACATTAACGCATTAAGACAAGCATTGCCACAAATGGCAGGCCAAGCTGTAGGACAATTACCTCCGGTTCAAATGCCACAATACAATATGCCTCCAGGACAAATGCCTCCAGCACAGATGCCTCAATTGGGAAGACAGCCAGGCGCATTGCCTCCAGCTCAGATGCCATCTTTTCCATCTATTCCACAAGGCATGACACCGGATGATATGAATGCAATGAGACAAGCTGCACCTGCTCCTTCACAAATGTCACCATATATGCAAAACTTAACTAACCCAGGTCAAACAATGCAGCAAAACTACATTGATCCAGCTATCATAGAACAAATGTACTATAGAGGGCTATTAAGCCGATAATTAAGAGGGCAACCAACCTAAGGGAGTTGCAAAACAATGGATAACGAAGAACGCAAAAAACTAGCAGCAGAACGTAGCTCAGAAGTAAACAAGGGAAACAATTACTCTAGTAAAACCAATAGGTTATGGGCGGAAACACTTAGACGTGCTGTCGTTCAGTCAGACGCTGAGCGCTTAAGGCAGATAGCAGAGGCTTTAATAGATAAAGCAGCTTCAGGTGATGTATCCGCTATCAAAGAACTAGGTGATAGAATAGATGGTAAGTCAGTAGCAACTACAGAGTTGACTGGCGTAGATGGATCTAATTTACCTATAAGCATTGCTATAGACTTTGTAAAGCCAAAAGATGAAGGTTAATGCAACATTCCCTGATAAGTTACAATTTTTATTCGATCAGCACAGATACAAAATAATTTACGGTGGTCGTGGATCTGGAAAAAGCTGGTCTATGGCTAGAGCGCTACTTATACAGGCAGCAAACAAAACATTAAGAATTTTATGCGCTAGAGAGGTGCAACGCAGTATTCGTCAAAGCGTGCATCAACTTCTATCAGATCAGATACAAGCATTAAACTTAGGTCAGTTTTATGAAGTATTAGACTCTGAAATAAGAGGCATCAATGGCAGTTTATTTAGTTTTACAGGTCTAGCAAATAATACGGTCGAGTCAATAAAGAGTTATGAGGGCATGGACTGTGTATGGGTAGAAGAGGCCCAAACAGTTAGTAAGAAGTCATGGGATATTCTTATACCTACAATACGTAAACCAGACTCAGAGATCTGGGTATCATTTAACCCTGGACTGGATACAGATGACACATTTACTCGTTTTATTATTGATCCTCCAAGCAATGCAAAAGTTGTTAAATTAAATTATTTTGACAACCCATATTTCCCAGATGTGTTAGAAGAGGAACGTCAACATAGCAAAGCTACCAACCCAGACTATGCAAATATATGGGAAGGTGAATGTAAAACTGCAGTAGATGGTGCTATATACGCTAATGAAATAAGAGAGGCCCAGGAGGGCGGACGTATTACTAACGTACCTTATGATCCAATGCTTAAGGTTCATGTGGTTATGGACTTAGGATGGAATGACTCAATGTCAGTTATCTTATGTCAAAAAGGTGTATCAGACTTAAGAGTTATTGGATACATTGAAGATGACCATAGAACATTAGATAGTTATTCATCACAATTAAAAGCATTACCATATAATTGGGGTACAATGTACTTACCTCATGATGGCCAGTCTAAAGACTTTAAACATGGTATATCGGCAGAAGATATTATGAAGAAGTTTGGATGGGATGTAAGAATTGTACCTCGCATGGATATAGAGGCCGGCATTAAAATAGCACGGATGAACTTCCATAGAGTTTATTTTGATAAGTCAGCTAATAGACTTGTTGACTGTTTAAAACATTATCGCAGAAGTATAAACTCTGCAACTAACGAACCTGGAGCGCCACTACACGACGAATACAGTCACGGTAGCGACGCATTTAGGTATTTATGTACCTCTGCAGACGGAATGAAGAACGAGTCATGGTCTAAAGAGCAGATACATTATTCTACAAAAGGAATTGTTTGATGAAGATAGAAGACATGGAAATAATTGCACAGATAGAGGCGCAAGAGAATATTGCCTACGGTGTAAATGATAGTGCATTGTCTAATGATAGAGCAGAAGCTATTGAGTATTACTTAGGTGAACCATTTGGAAATGAGCAAGAAGGTCGTAGCCAAGTTGTATCTTATGACGTTCAAGATACTATCGAGTCAGCATTACCACAATTATTAAAAGTCTTTGTAGCAGGTGACCAAGTAGTTAAGTTTGAGCCTAAAGGTCCAGAAGATCAAGACGCTGCTGATCAAGAAACTGACTATGTAAACCATGTTGTTATGGAAAAGAATGAAGGCTTCAAGATATTCTACGTATGGTTTAAAGACGCATTACTATCTAAAAACGGATACGTTAAAGTTTATGCTGAAGACGAAGAAGAAGAAGAAGAGTACGAGTATGAAGGTCTTACAGATGCACAACTACAAATGTTGGCTTCAGAAGATAAAACTGAAGTATTAGAGCATACAGCATATCCAGATCCTAGTGTAGACATGAATGCACTTATGGATCAAGCATTAGCAATGGGCCAAGATCCTGCTACTATTATTCAACCTATGCTTCATGACGTTAAGCTCAAGGTTACAGAAAAAAGCACAGAGATTTGCATTGAAAACGTAGCGCCAGAAAACATGATGGTATCTGTAGAAGTAGTAGGACCTAACCTACAAGATGCTAGGTTTGTTCAACATAGAGAAGTGATGCAGTTAGCTGACATTGCTGAGACGTTTGACAAGCCACTAGAATACATTAAGTCTATTATGTCAGACCTTCGTGATACGTTTGAAGAAGAGTCTAATGCACGTGATATTTATGATGAAGAATACGATAGAGCTATTGAGTCACAAGAGGCTCTCGTTAAAGACACATACATTAAGTTAGATGGTGAAAGACATAGAATTGTTGTATTAGGTAATACTATCCTATACAAAGAGAAATGCGAGTATGTACCTTTCGCATGTATCACACCTATGATAATGCCACATAGACATATTGGTCGTTCTTATGCTGACTTGACTATGGACATTCAGCTCATTAAGTCAACACTTATTCGTGGTCAGTTAGATAACATGTATCTAGCTAACAATGGTCGTTATGCAATATCAGATAGAGTAAACCTAGATGATATGCTTACATCAAGACCAGGTGGTATTGTTCGTGTAGATGGTGACCCAGGCTCAGGTATTATGCCTTTATCACATCCACCATTACCAGCATCATCATTTGGTATGGTTGAATACATGGACTCTATGAAAGAAAAGAGAACAGGTATCACAGCATATAACCAAGGTTTAGATGCTAACAGCCTTAATAAAACAGCTACAGGCGTACAACAAATTATGACTGCAGCTCAACAACGAGTTGAGTTAGTAGCACGTACATTTGCAGAGACAGGCGTTAAAGAGTTATTTAAACTTGTACACAGGCTTGTAAGAACTACACTTACCAAACCTGACATTGTACGTATCCGTAATAAATGGGTAGAAGTAGATCCTAGAGAATGGGAAGACCGTAAAGACTTATCTATCTCTGTAGGCTTAGGTGCTGGTAATAAGGATCAACAATTAGCACATTTAGCAACTATTCTACAAGCTCAAAAAGAAGCATTGTCTATTGGCATTACTTCACCAGAAAAGATATATAACGCATTAGCTAAACTTACACAGAACGCAGGCTTTAAAAACCCTGAAGAGTTCTGGATTAACCCAGCCAATACACCAGAACAAGAGGGTCAGCCATCTAAACCTTCAGAAGCTGAAATAATGGTTCAAGGTCAATTAGCTATTGAAAAACAAAAAGCAGACGCACAACTACAGCAAGAGCAAGTTAGATCACAAAATGATGTTATAATTGAACGTGAGAAGATAGCAGCTCAAGCTGAGTTAGAACGCTTTAAGGCACAATTAAAGGCAGAAACTGACTTAGCTATTGCACAAATTAAAGCTCAGTCAGGAGTAATGTATGGCGGATAAGTCATTAGAAGAAGTTAAGCGTGGTGAACAAGCTGCAGTTATTTTAGATAACCCAGTATATAAAGAAGCAATAAGCAAGGTTAGAGAGAACATTGTCAATACAATGACTACAAGTCCATTGGGTGACGAGAAGACTCATAACAAATTAGTTATTGCTTTACAGTTATTAAACCAAATTGATAAACAACTTACTGACGTAATGAATACAGGTAAGTTAGCAACCATACAAACAGATAGACCTAAGTTTAAGATATTTGGGTAAGGACAAGCCCACTTAAAGCCACTCTCACGAGTCTTTTTTATTGTCTAATTTCAAGGAAATAAAACTATGAGTGACCAAGTCGCAGAACAGTCACCACAAAGTCGGTTAGAGACTATGCTTGGTGATAGTGTTGAGTCAGATGTTAAACCACCTGAACTTCAAGACGAAGAAGAACAAGCACCACTAGAGGCTGAAGCTGAAGATACTGAAGAAGTAGAGTCAGAAGAAGCAACAGATGATAACCCAGATGACCAAGCTGAGGAAGAAGAACAGTCGCAAGATGAAGTTCCTGCTATCCTTAAGTTAAAGGTCAATGGTGAAGATGTTGAGAAACCACTAGACGAAGTAGTAGCATTAGCTCAACAAGGCTTAGACTACACGCAAAAAACACAACAAGTAGCAGAACAACGTAAAGAGCTAGAAAATTATGCCCAGCAAATACAAATGCAAGAGCAAGCCTTTCAACAACAAGTTCAGCTAAACAATGTGTTAATTGAAGATGTAGCAAAGATCACAACATTAGACCAACAATTAAGTCAATACAGTAACGTGAATTGGCAGGAATTGTCTGATAATGACTTTGTGGAAGCGCAAAAACATTTCTTTACATATAACCAACTACAGCAAGAACGTAGTCAACTAGTTTCACAATTTGAAGCCAAGAAGCAACAAATAGCAAGTCATCAGGCTCAATTGATGTCAGAGAGAGTAGCAAAAGGAAAAGAAGTCTTAGCTAAAGAGATACCAGGATGGAGTCAAGAGACTACCCAAAAACTTGTATCTGTAGGCAAAGAGTATGGCTTTACTGATGCTGAACTCAATTCAATTGTAGACCCTCGTCACGTTAAGGTGCTGCATGACGCTATGCAATGGCGCAAACTACAAAATAATTCTAGTGTAAAGAAAAAAGTATCAAGCGCTAAACCTGTAGTGAGACCAGGTGCTAAAGATACAAAAGCGGAAGCTAATTCTAACGTGCGTAACTTACGTGATCAATTACGTAAAACAGGTAAGTCAGATGCAGCTACAAAACTTATAGAAAACATGCTTTAATTTACAAAGGAAAACATCATGGCAACATCAGCAACCAATAGTTATACCGGTAAAGGTATAGCGGAGTCATTCGAAGATATTATCTTTGATATTTCTCCAGAAGATACACCATTGCTTTCAATAGCAAAAAGAATGTCAGCAGGTCAAACTTACCATCAATGGCAAACAGACGCTTTAGCAGCAGCAGCGACTAACAGAGCGCTTGAAGGTGATGACGCTTCATTCGCAACATTAGCATCAACAACAGTATTAGGTAACTATACTCAAATTTCACGTAAAACAGTTCAAATTTCAAACACATACGACGTAGTACGTAAGTATGGTCGTAAGTCTGAAGTTGCTTACCAACTTATGAAAGCTGGTAAAGAAATGAAACGTGACATGGAGTTTGCTTTAGTACGTAACCAAGCATCATCAGCAGGTGGCGCAGGAACAGCTCGTTCATCTGCAGGTATTGAGTCTTGGATTGTAAACCGAGTATTAGCTACAGGTTCTACATCTGGTACAACTCCTGGTTTCTCAGGTGGTACAGTTGCAGCTCCTACAGACGGTACTGCAGTAACATTTATTGAAGCAGACTTAAAGTCAGCTTTACAATTAGCTTGGACAGACGGTGGCGAGCCATCATTAATTCTTATGTCAGCAACTAACAAAGCACGTTTCTCTGGCTTTAGCGGTATTGCTACTAAGTTCAACAATGTTCAAGGTACAACACAAGCTACTATTACTGGTGCAGCAGACGTTTACGTTTCTGACTTCGGTAATCATACTGTGAAACTTGACCGTTTCATGCGTGATGCAGCAGTTTTATGTGTAGACCCAGGTTATGTTGGTTTAGCTTCACTACGTCCTTTAAGCAAAGAAGAA